TGTTGAAGGGTTATCTAGAATGGTAGCGAGAGGACAAGTCCTTGGTTTAGAAATGGGTAAAGTTAGGTCAATGGCTTTAGATTTCTTAGAACCAGAAAAAGCTATTGATTTTGCAGCACAAATGCAGGTAATTGGTGGGGCAGTAGGTGACTTAACCGACCCATTCAAATTAATGTATATGGCTACTAATGACATGGAAGGTTTACAGACCGCAATTTTAGATACTGCAGAAGCCGCAGTTCATTTTGATAAAGAAAAAGGTAAATTCTCCATCTCACCTGACCAAAGAAGACAGTTAAAAGCACAAGCGGAACTAATGGGTATGGATTACCAAGAACTTGCAGATACTGCAATTAAAGCCGCAAAGAGAGCTAGTATATCTGACCAATTCATGTTTGATGCTACCGATGCAGATAAGGATTTAATTGCGTCTATGGCGGAAATTACCAAAGGTGGTGTAGCAGAGGTAAGAATACCTAGTTTAGATGAGATGGTTGCAGTTGAAGATTTAACTGAAAAACAACTAGAAGAGTTAAGAAGAGAGGGTATGACTGATTCAGAAACATATAAGCAACAATTAACAGTGGCTGAAAAAGCAAATCAATATTTAGCATCCATTGATTCTATTATGAGACTACAATTAGCAGAACAAATGAAAGATGTTAATGTTGATAATGTTATACAAAGAGAAACTCTAACCCAACAAGTAGCTGGTATGATGCCTGATATTACATCTGAGGATATGCAAACTCTAAGAGGTGGTGATTTAGATGAAATAACAACACTACTAGCTGACAAAATGCCAAATCAAGATGACTTTGAAAAATTCACTAAAATGTTTAGTAATGTATTAAATGTACAGGACTTTATACTTACTGATAATGGTGTTATACAATTCCAAGAAGACGACCTATTAATTGGTGGAACTAAATTAGGGGAGACTTTAGCTAATTTAGGTATGGGTGGAGCTACAGGAGCAGACACATCTTCTTTAGATATAATTAATAGTATGGCGACACAAACACCACCAGGAATGACAGGGGGTAGTGGTATGGTTGAATTAACAGGTACAATAAAGTTAGAAGGTGGGGGTACAGCTAGTGACGTAGACGTAAAAAGATTCATCCAAAAACTAAGTGATAATTCTAATAACGTACAAGCACTTAATAACGTAATAATGAGAGCATCTAATACATAAAAATGGCAATACCAAAGAATACAGGAGTACAAAATCCATATGGACAAGGTGATTTTAAAATTACTATTTCTAGTACAGAAACACTTAGAAAGTTTTTATTGGGTAAAAATTTACAAAGTTCTTATTTAGCAGATGGTAATCCGTTACCACCACCTTTTGGTGTACAACCACCTGGCGATTTTAGTTATCAAAATCTTTCAGATAACTTTGTAATTAATCAAAAAACAGTATTAGAAACCGGGACACAATTTCAAACAAATCTATTTTTAGACAATAGCTATGGTCCTGCGGGTGGTTATAAAGATGTACAATTAATAGATGTAAAAAAGGTATTACCTAGGGCACAATCAGATTATATATCCCCTAATACTTTACAACCTAAAAGTTTTGTTGCTTCTGTATATACTCCACAAGAAATTTTAGAAACAGTAAATATAACAAATGGTATAGTTAATACTATAAATGAAAAAGTATTAAATGATAGTAAACTAGCACGAGATTCTAGTGGTCATCTTAGAGAAAATTTAGGGGAGGTACAATCACAATATCTATTTGAGATAAGTACGGATGGTTCGTCTACCGCTAATATTAGTACGGACCCAGGGTCTAATCAAATAGGAGGGACCGACTTTATCTCAAGAATTTCTAATATGTATTACGGGTATTCTACTATACCAGGTAATTATTTCCAAGAATCTTTTGTACCTGATATTAATGAATTACAATTAGATGGTGTAAATCAAGGAGCTACTACACAAAATATACAAGCAACAGCTAGTGCTATTGGGGATTTACTTACGGGTGGACAAGGTATACCCACCAATCCATTTTCTATCCCAAACCCAAGTGAAACTTTTATTAATTATATGGGTGAAGAGTCCCAAACTTCTTTATTTGGTTCATTAACATTTAATACATACCGACCAGATTACTCAAAAGCTATATTACAAAGTGGTGTAGAAAATGTTGTACCTTTTTACTATGTGGGGTCTAGAGAAAGTGAACCTAGTAAAATTCAAAGTCCTTTAGACGCCGTACCACAAGATAAATTTGGTAGAAGTACGGGAGCTATAGTTTATGGACCATCTACTTTAGCTAAAGAATTAGAAACAGTTAATGGTTTACCTTTATGGTATTTCTATAATTTTGGTTTAGGTGGTTATTCTTACATGGATGGTGGTAATTTAGCGGGTGGTTGGACCTGGTTTGGTAATTATTCTTTTGCTAGTTTAAATGCACCATCGGGTTATTTATCTTCACGTTCTATAACTAAACCTAAAAGAAAAGGGGGTATATTAGATGAAACACAAAAATTAATAGATTCTGCTCCTTTATTAGGTGGTGCTAGAAGAAAACATGCTGGTCACGCAATAGACCAAACTTCTAAAATATTTAATGATGGGTATAAAGAAATATCTAAAGGTTCTGGTGCAAGATTTGTAGATGAAAGTAGCGGTGTGTTTGGTATTGGGGCTGGACTAAAAGTTAGAGAATTTTGTAGAACATGGACTAAAGATAATCCATTTTATAGAATGGAAAATTTAGTTAGGAGTGGAGGTGTTTCTAGAGCACCAACATCTTCGGTCATGAGTAATACTTTTAATTTAAATATAGCACCAACCACAGACTCTTCTGGTGAACCAGTTAATTTTGGATTAAAAGATGGGGAAAGTATAACAAAATACATGTTTTCAATAGAAAACCTATCGTGGAGAGGAACACCAGAGTTATTATCGTTACCTCAGGCTGAACAAGGACCTAATGGTGGTAGGATAATGTGGTTTCCACCTTATGATATTAATGTTGGTGATACTAATTCAGTACAGTGGAATTCAGTAAACTTTTTAGGTAGACCAGACCCAGTTTATACATACAACTATACAGAAAGAATTGGTACATTATCTTTTAAAATAGTTGTAGACCATTCATCTATAATGAATGTTATCGCACAAAAAGAACTAGATGGTGTACCAGATTACATAGCCGACCAAGCCTTAGAATCTTTTATAGCGGGTTGTAAAAAATATGACATATATGAGTTAGCGAGCGTATACAGTAATTTATCAGTTGATAACATAAATCAATACATGAATGAAATTACTGCAGAATATAATAGTAATTCAGCTCAAATATTAACTGATTTAGGTGGTGGTAGTGTAAATATGCCTTTTAACCCATCTGGACTAACCGACTCTGATATTGGTGGAGATATCCTATCAAGTCAATCAGAAGGTGTGGGTGGTGACATTTTAAATGAAGGAGCGGTAAATGATGGTACTAATACAAATCCAGAACAACAAAGTTTACAAAATAATGCTAATGCTGAATCTACACAGAGAACATTAAATACTAATAAAATCCTATCTGAATTATTAGGTGAACAAAGTTATTTTAAACACCTAGAACAAGAAGATGAATTTATTTATGATTCTTTAAAAAGAAAATTAAAATATTTCCATCCTTCTTTTCACTCTATGACACCAGAAGGTTTAAATAGTAGACTTACATTTTTATTACAATGTACTAGACCAGGTAGAACTATTCCAACACAAACAGAAGGAGGGTTAGAAAATGTAGATGCTGAAAATACAGCTTTTGGTGCACCACCAATATGTGTTCTAAGAGTGGGGGATTTTTACCATACTAAAATAGCGATAGATTCTGTGAGTTTTAGTTATGACCCACTTCTATACGATATGAATCCAGAGGGTATAGGGTTACAACCAATGATAGCAAATGTACAAATGAACTTTAAATATATAGGTGGTCAAGGACTAGAAAAACCAGTAAGTGAATTACAAAATGCTTTATCATTTAATTTCTTCGGTAATACAGAAGTTTATGATTCTAGAGCCACTAAAACTACACAACCACCATCATTAACAGATGAACAAGAAATAATAGACGAGTTAGCACCGTTACAAAATGGTTTTAACATAAATCAAACTGAATTAAACACTACACAGGGTGGTGAAAGTGCAGGTGATGGGTTTGATGCTTCACAAACTGATTTATAATGGCAAACGAACTTAATTACAAAAATATTTTAAATTCTTTTGTAGATAGAAGTAAGTCTTACACAATGGATGTAAAAAATAGACTTAATACTCTTTCTTTAGACTATAGTATGGGATTAACCGAAGAGTTTATGTTTAATAGAAATTTTACAACTGGTACGATAGGTGATGGTATGGGACAACTAGTAGGTATACCTTCAGATATTTTCGAAAGACTAGTTACTTACTATAATGATTTAAAAAATAGTATAACAGCTGAAACAACAACAATCCAAACTAAATTTTATACACTAGACCCCACAGTAAGTGAAAAAAATTATGTAAAAAAAGTATTAATTACTCATTTAGAAAAACAGTTTTCTGATATAACTAATGAAGTAAATAAAACAATTAATAGTTTTAGAGAACAACAATTAAGATTAGTTAATAATATAGACACATTAAATTTTGTTACAAATATTAGACATGATGGACAATTTTTAAATAGAAGTGGTGGTAGAGTAGCTTCATTAATTTTAACGGCAACTACACAAGCAATTAACTTAACTACCAGTTATAATGACTCTAACTCCCATTTAAAAAATTACTTAAATAATTATGTATTACATAAATTTAACCTAAATTATCCATATGGAGGTGAATACATATATTTTAATAATTTAATATACACAAAAGAGTTACATACACTTAGTTTTAGTGGTAATTTTACACCTGAATTAAATACCTTAATAAATTCAAGAAAAGACATGTTGTACGAAGATTTATTAAAGATAGATAACAACCAAGTTAACGGATTAAATAAAACACTGTCTGTTAGGTTTAGAAAAGTTTTATTACAATTATTTAAGGGATGGGTAAGATATGATATTAGTTTAGTAAATGATAGAATTTTTAGTGGTTTAGAACACGGGTTTACTTTATTTAATGATAATATTAAAAATTATGTAACTAATTTCCCTATAGGTTATAGTTTGAACACAGGTAACACAGCACAAAATATAGTAAGAAATTATTTGGTAGATAAAAATAGGGGAACAGACGACAGTACATTTAATAATAAATTAATAACCCAACTTTACGTAGGATAAAATGGCATACTATAATAGATATAATGAATTTGTAATAAATGGTGATTACATAGTAGTGCCTCATATTAAAATACCAGCTAAAACTACAGATAGAAAAGTAGTTTATAAAGTCGGACAAACTAGACTAGATAAATTATCACAACAATTTTATGGGTCACCTTATTATGGTTGGTTAATATTACAAGCAAATCCATCATACGGTGGTCAAGAATGGAATATTCCGGATAATAGTCTTATAACACTACCATATCCTTTAATGCAATCATTACAAGATTATAAATCAAAACTGGACGAGTACTTCTTATATTATGGCAGATAAATTGTTAAATTCAGGTGATGTACTTACAAATCCAGTAGGTGATAATGTAGTTGTTATAGACCCGAACAAAGTAGTAGTAAATGGTGAAATAAAAGATAGGTTAGTAGAACAGGAAGATTTAGTAATGTATGCTAATTTGTCAGCTAGAATATTTCCTAGAAGTAAAATTTTAGCTGGTGGTGGAGCTGGAGACGAAGTTGTTATTGATGTTTTTGATGGTGAGTTAAATTTTTTAAAACCTAAAGGAAAGGACTTTTTAGATTCTGATTGGACTGAAGCTTTTACAAATCCTGATATAAACAAACAAGTTAAAAAATTAAACAAAGAGGGGGTAGAAGTATCAAGAGAAATACAAAATCAAAACGATTTCCAAGGGTTTGGGATAACGTCTATAAGTGTAAAACTTAATACTTCATACATCCCACAAGTGACTATAAATTTTACAGACATAAGAGGTAAAACTCTTTTTGAACAAGCTAGAGTAAATACACCATATACCGCTTTTTTTCACTTACCATACCCAACATTTTTTCTAACTCTAAAAGGTTACTACGGTAAGGCAGTGAGATACCAACTTACTATGGAAAAATTTGTAGCTAGATTTGACCCTAGTTCTGGTGACTACTTAGTTACATGTGATTTTAAAGGTAATCACATAGCGATGCTAAGAGATATAAATATTCATCAAGCTATTACAGCTCCTTATATGTATCCTAATCAAACCAATGAAATTGGTGGAATTACATCGACTAAAGGGAGACAAACAATGGTAGAGGTTTATAGTAGATACAAACAAAAAAATCTTTTAGACCCAGATTTTCCCGAATATACACTTGTAGAATTAATTGAAATAGTAAAAAACCTAGACAATGATTTAGGAAAATTATTTGGTACTGATGATTTAACCCAAACATCTGATAAGGTAGAATATGATGAAACATTAAAAAAATTTAGAAATGCTATTGTAGGTAAAAGTGGTTGGGAACAAGAATTTTTAGATAAAAATAAAGGATTAAAAGCAAAAGTTAATGTAAAAGCTACGGATGGTTCTACAGGACAAACTAAAACAGTACTAATTTATCCTATAAAATTTAGCTCTAATGCTAATAATTCTCAAGACCCACAAGCACAAAAAGATTTAATACTATCACAAGCAGAAGAAAAACTAAATGAACTAGTAGCAAAATACGTATATCTCTTAGATAAAAATCCTACATTTTCAGAACAAGGAACATATCCAGTACAAACTGAAATTAATGACACTGGATTTAATCTTTATTCACAATCTATAGTGAATTCACCAGGAGGTATATCAGTTTCTTTAGTTAACCCAGATGACCAATCAGTGTTTCAAGAAAATAAACCATATTTTTTATTTAACACAGCAGATAAAAGTTTTGAAAATAGAATATTAAAAACCAGAAAACTTTTTGAAAAACAATCTGAAAGATTAGCTGACGAAATCACTACCAAGTTAAATACTAAATTAGAGAAAGAATTAGGATTTAGACCAACCATTAGAAATGTTTTTGCGATAATATTAGCGGGAGCAGACACATTTTTAAAATTAATGGACCAAACACACACGGACGCTTTTAATCAAAGATTTAATAAAACAAGATTAGAAATAGCTAACTTGTCTGACGATTTAAAAGACAATGACAAAAAATCAAACCAAATGGTTTTTCCTTGGCCTCAATATTATGTGGTATCTCAAGAAAATGAATGTACCACATCTTCAGTGTTAAAATATCCCGGAGCAAAAGATGTAATAGATATTACAAAAGCTGACAATAAAGTAGTTTGGCCAGAAATACATTTTGTTGAAGAGTATACTAAAACTACTGCTTTTAAATTTACTGATTTTCAGTTTCCTACAACTAATGTTGCTTTAGAAAAAAATTACACACCTATACTTGTAGCTGAATGGCCTTTTGAAAATAATCCATATTCTTCTTTAGAAACTATAGATATTTTATTTTCTATTTTAGATAGAATGGATATACTATTAAGATATGGCGGGC